AAAGAACAGGCTGCGTTGGCTTCGGACTCATTCGAAGCCTTGTGGCGTCAGTTGTGGGGCGATGACCGAGCCACTTCGGATTACCTTCAAAGCCGTGAAAAGTTCGCCACACTTGACCCAATGGGTTTGGTGCGAAACAACTTGTCTGAATACATTGAACCTGAATGGGGATTTCCCAAAGGACGGCGTATGCGAGGGGAATGTGACCTTGCCTGTGCGTTGCGTGAGTTTGATGAAGAGACGAACATTCCACGCGAATCCTTTGTTGTGTTGAAGAACATCGTATTGACTGAAACCTTTCATGGTTTGAATGGAGTTCAATACAAACATGTCTACTTTGTAGCGTTGCTCAAACACCCTGAGATGCTGAATTTAGGCCAAAAGATGACCGCAATGCAGCGTCGTGAAATTTCAGGCATTGGATGGAAGACCTTTGCCGAAGCGGATGCACTCGTCCGACCTCAACACGTTGAACGAAAAGCCATGTTGGTCCAACTTCAATCGGTTATTGAAACATTCGAGAGCGAGTCAATGTCAACGTAATCACATATGAAACCACCGCAATGACAAACACCCACCACCATAAGGGGAATACAGTGGACTCTTTTTCTTGTGTACCAAATGGACGGATTCGTCCCTCTCTGCCGAACGCAATCGTGGGTTGGGCATAGAGGAATCCTGCGATTAAAAAGAGATAGACAGTGACCAATAGAATGCGGGATTGCTTCTCCATTGTTTTTCAACCAGATTTTTAGATGCTGGATAACAACAATGAGTCGGTCGTATGCATTACCGAATCGTAAAGCATTTGCGGATGCGGTTACGAGGACTCTCTTACAGTATAGGAAACTCCCAACGGATGACGAAGATAAGGATGTGGATGTATGTCTCGCACGAGGCAGCAATGCGCGCGAACTCCTGCCTCATCAGAAGGTCGTCCGCGACTACTTGCTGATGGAAACCCCGTATCGTGGTCTGCTGTTATACCATGGTCTGGGTTCAGGAAAGACCTGTTCGTCCATCGCAGTGGCTGAATCCTTATTGACGACGCAAAAGGTCTTTGTGATGTTACCTGCGTCCTTGGAATCGAACTACCGCGGCGAGCTGCGAAAGTGTGGTGACCCTCTCTACATGTACGACCAGCACTGGCGACAACAATCCTTGACTGCAGAGACACGCGAGACCGCAAAGAAGCTTGGACTCTCCGATGGATTCTTGGACCGAAATCGAACATTCTTCACCACCGTGCCTAATCAAGAGAAGAACTTTGATAAGCTGCCCAAGACCGCACAAGATACCATTGCGAAACAGATTGAAGACATCATCGACCAGCGATTCACCTTTATTCGTTACAACGGCTTGTCGACTGCGAACATTGGCAAGTATGTCCCGGCCGATGGAAGCAATCCGTATGAGAACAGTGTAGTGATTATCGACGAAGTCCACAACTTCATTTCACGAATCTCCAATGCGTCCGACATTGCCCGCAAGCTCTACGATTTGATTTACAATGCCCGTAACTGCAAGGTCGTTGCGTTGTCCGGTACACCTGTGATTAACCGTGCGAATGAGGTCGCGTTTTTGATGAACTTATTGCGTGGACCCATTGAACGCATTGTGATTCCAGTGCGTGCGATTCCAACCTGGGATGAAGAGCGTATGACTACTTTGTTGCGAGCCATTCCCGATGTCGATACGATTGAGTTTGTGACTCTGAAGAAATACATTCTCTTGACACGCAATCCTCCCAATTTCCGAAGCGTCTACAATGAAAAAGGTGAGCGAATCGCAGTTCAGTATAAGAAGGATCCTCAATTTACACCCTCTGCGTCCGACTGGGTGAATACCTGGGCTTCCAAGTTTCAGACGGACATTGGTGGAGCGGAACTTGCGTTGGACCGAATCTCGACTGAAATCTTTGATGCGTTGCCTACGGTGTTTGAAGAGTTTGCGACCTTGTTCTTGGACGGACTTCAAATGAAAAACACACAGCTGTTCCAACGACGTATTCAAGGATTGGTCTCGTATTTCAGAGGTGCGGATGAACGCATGTTGCCTCGACGTGTGGACGACGACAAGCTGTTGGAAAAGGTACCGATGTCTGATGCGATGTTCAACAACTATTTGGCAGTGCGATTCAATGAAATCAAGCAGGACGCACGACGAAAGCTGAACCCTGCGAAAGCCGAAGACGAAGAGATGAAAACCTTTCGTGTGAACTCTCGTCTTGCGTGCGACTACTCCATTCCACCGGAGATTCGTAAACCTGAACCCGATGAAACCTTGACGGAAGACGCAGAACCTGAACCCTTGAAGAAACTCAAGGCAGGTATTCTAGAGAAAATCAAGGCAGATCCTGCGCGATATCTCACAGAGACTGCGCTTCAAACGTACAGTCCCAAGATGCTCCGAATCTATCAGAACATCCGCGAATCCCTTGGAGGTGAAGCACGACGAACTCAGTTGTTGTACTCGAACTATCGTAACCTGGAAGGCTTGGGAGTCTTTTCAGCGGTGTTGAGTGCGAATGGCTGGCAAGAGTACAAACTCATCAAAGAAGCCAATCAATGGATTGAAGACCCATCGATGGATGCTGAAAAGCCTGCGTATGCGTTCTTCACAGGCAATGAAGACATGGAGCAGCGTGAGTTGTTTCGTCAGATTTTCAATGCGAAATACGCAGACGACTTTCCACCCAGTCTCAAACAGTCTGTGGAATCAGCACCTAAGAAGAAGTTGGTGTTGTTCATGATTACTGCAGCCGGTGCTGAAGGTATTACCTTGGCGAATGTACGTCATGTTCACTTGATGGAACCCCATTGGAATCCAGCACGACACGATCAAGTTATTGGACGCGCCATTCGATTGTGTTCCCACGCATCCTTGCCGTTGGAAGAACGAACCGTTCGTGTCTCCTTCTACATCAGTGTCTTTACCGAAGCTCAATCCAAGTCTACGGAAGGTGCGAACAATGTAGTGCTTGTGCGTCGTAACGATATGGCCACCAAACGATATGAAGGTGAACCCACTGACGTGTTCATGACCACTGATGAATATCTGTATGAAACGACCTATGAGAAGGATGTGACCAATAAACGAATTAGTTTGCTGCTTAAACAAGCTGCCGTCGACTGCGAAGTTCATCGTAAACTCCATAGTCGCGAATTACCTGTGATTTCATGCATGCGATTTGATAGTACAGTTGCGGGTGAAGATCTAGCCTTCAAGCCTGATTTGAAGACAGAAGAGTTGGACGATTCGTACTTGCGAAACATGCAGCGTCGTAAGCGACGACTCCAAAAGGTTCAGATTAAGCAGATGGTCTTTTTAATTGACCCGGATACCAAGGAGGTGTTTGATGGTCCCGCGTTTGAAGATGGTCAACGTCTACTTAAATTGGGACAGATGACATCACCGGTACAGATACGCTGGCTACCGGACCTTCAGCTTGCGTAATGAGATCTTCTAAGAAGCCGTCGCAGATCGTGGCCCAGCTCTTGAATTGATATTCTCGGATCTTTGCTCGCTTTTCAGGTAAGGTCAAAATCATCGACTCCATTGCGGTGGTAACATCAGACGGCGCAAACGTTGGTGATGAGAATCCATGGGGCATACCGCCTGGGAAGTAGTACTTTCCGTTCGGTGGAATGAATTCGGCGTTTGAACTATCCAAGAAGGTACGATAGCTTCCTACATCGGTCACAATCTGGGGCGCTCCTACGTACATGTGTTCGAGCTGGCACAACCCAAATCCTTCTCCATCCGATGTATTGATTCCAATATCCGCTGCATTGTACAGCTGATTAATCGCTTCATCCGTCAATAGATTAGGAGGAGACGTATCGATCATTAGAATACGACGTCCAAACTGTTGGAAATCCATTCCATTCTCCTTGAGTTCCTCTAAGTAGATACGTTGAATATCGTAATGTGCGCCTGTTTGAGGTTGGAGATTGGATGCGATGATCAAATAATAAGGTTTTGCAGGATGTCTCTTCAGAAGTCCCACAAACCCTGAAACGGTTAAATCCATGCGTTTACGTTGGCTGTTACGGTTGGCGTTGAGAATTACGATTGCGTCTGTGGGAAGTGCCAAATTAGTTTGACGGATGACTTTGCGTGCGTCTTCAGACATGCAGGTATAGGTTGTAGGGTCGACTGCGTGTTCCAAGATGCGAACATCTGGAAATGGACCATACTCTAAGAACTTTGATTTCCAGATGTCTGTGAAACAATAGATACGGTCTGCGTGCTTCTGTATGATTTCGATCAAAGGAGCCGCAACACCTGAGTACACTTGATCCAAATACAACCAAAGCTTATAGGTCGATTTTCCTTGTTCATGTTTGATTGCGTCAATGAACTTGCTAATCGTATAGGGATCATTGTAGATCA